TATCGCATGGTAAAGAATATAATTACAAAAGAAGTTTTAAACAGACAAGCGGCTAATATAATATCAAGAAAAACGGCTAATGAAGTTAGAAAAAAACATAAGAACGAGCTAGATCAAATACAATTTTCGGACAGAGGATTTGAAGACTCTTCAGGTGAATTTACTGAGAATGCAAGAATAGTTCGAGACATGCTTTCAAACAAAGCTATTGATACAGCAAGGTCAGCTAATAAAAAGTTGATAAATAAATTTGAAAAAGAACTAGGGTTTGTTCCTGTTTTTGCCCCCGAAATATATAACGAAGATGCTTTAGGTATGGGTGATGTTAGTGATATAACAATTGGAACAGACACGGGAGGGTCTACTATAAGACCTACAGCCTCTATTAATCGAGAAAACAGATTAAATGATATAAGAAAAAATTTAGCAGACGCTTTTTCGTTTAAATTAATAAATCCAACTGAGCTTAATCTTCCTTCTGATACCGAAAGTTTTTCGGCTATATCAAACTTTAACCCTAATATTTTTGAACAACTAGTAGCACAAAAAACATTGCAAAGAGGATATGACGGGCAAACAGTTCAAGCTATAAATAAAGATATATCAGACTCTATTAAATTTTTAGAGAGTTTTAAAAAAGAAGAACAAGAAGCTTCTGATGCAGTACTGGCTTATGATCCTGAAGGTAAAGAATTAGCAAGAAGGCTTTCTTTGATATCGGGGGACATTGGTAATGCAGACCCACAGCAAGTTAAAGATTTAATCAAAGCCATAAATGCAGGTAGAATAAAATTTAGAACACCTGCTTTTGGGGAAAGCTCTTCAGCAGACAGATTTAGCTATAGAAATTTAATACATTATGCTATGAATGATATGCCTAATCCTATAACTGGGGAGAAAGGTTTAGATGGAATTATAATACCTCATAGATTAGATCAGAAAGAGGTTCCTGGAGGAAGAGGTGGAACGGATGAAAGCTTTGGTTTAAATAAATATGAAGCGATACCTAAAAAAGTATTGGATGAAATAGCTAAAGAAACAGGTGCAACTGTTATACAAGACTATCCTATGAAGTATAAAGGCAAGTCTGGTAAAGTGTATCCTTCGAAGAGACCCGTTACTAAATTAATATTTAATAAAGACTTCAAGGGTAAAGCAATTGCTCAATATAAAAAAGGTGGTATATTTGAGAAGTTTAGAAAGGTAAGTTAATGGCAATAGAACCAAGACAAATAGCAGGCATGGTAGAAGAGTCAATGGGAGCAGGGGGATCGATGATGCCCGAAGAAGATAGTCTAGCCATTGAATTAGATGACAGTCAAGACGTATTACCAGAAGGTATAGAACTAGCAGATGAAGAGGCAGTAGAAGTTGAAACCGAAGAATATAGACATGATGCCAATCTCGCAGAGGTTCTTGACGATGACATTCTTGGAGAACTATCATCTGATATACAAGCTAAAGTTCGTGAGGACTTAGAGTCCAGAGAAGATTGGGAAGAAGCTATATCAAAAGGATTAGGGTTACTTGGTATAAATTACGAAGATCGAAGTGAACCCTTCTTAGGAGCAAGTGGTGTAACACATCCTTTACTGTCTGAAGCCGTAACACAGTTTCAAGCACAGTCTTACAAAGAGATGTTACCAAGTGGAGGACCTGTAAAGACTCAAGTTCTTGGAACTCCAACACAAGAAACTGAAGCACAAGCTCAGCGTGTAGAAGATTTCATGAATTATCAGATTACTGAAATCATGGAAGAGTATGACCCAGACACAGATCAAATGCTATTTTATTTGCCTTTGACGGGTTCTACATTTAAAAAGATTTACTTTGATGAAACCAAACAGAGAGCCGTTTCTAAGTTTGTTCCAGCAGAAGATATGGTTGTTCCGTATTCAGCTTCTGATTTAAGAACAGCAGAAAGGGTTACACATGTAGTTAGAATGACATATAATGATATTCGTAAACTACAAATAGCAGGAGTATACAAAGATGTTGAACTATCTGAAACAAATGATGGTGAAGACGAAGGAACTATCCAAGAGCGTACTGATGAGCTGTTGGGATTACGTCCAAACTATTCTGATGACACTTATACCTTGTTGGAATGCCACATGGACTTGGATTTGGAAGGTTTTGAAGACAAGGATATGGAGGGGAATTCTTCGGGTATTATGTTGCCTTATATTGTTACCCTTGATCAAGGTTCTGGAAAAGTGTTATCGATTTCTAGAAACTTTAGAGAACAAGACCCATTAAAAAGAAAAAGACAATATTTTGCTCATTTCAAGTTTTTACCAGGTTTTGGCTTCTATGGTCTTGGTTTACTACACACAATCGGTGGTCTGTCTCGTGCAGCCACATCAATTTTAAGGCAGTTAATTGATGCAGGTACGCTCTCTAATCTTCCGGCTGGCTTTAAATCTCGTGGTGTTCGCATTCGTAATGATGATGAGCCTCTTAATCCTGGGGAGTTTAGGGACATCGATGTCCCAGGCGGAGATCTCAAGAACTCAATCATCCCATTGCCATATAAAGAGCCATCAGCCACACTAGCACAACTTTTAGGTGTCGTTGTTGACTCTGGTAGACGTTTTGCACAAGTTGCAGATGCAAAAACTGCTGATGTTAACTCGCAAGCTCCCGTTGGAACGACTGTTGCCTTGATAGAACAAGGCTCAAAGATCATTTCAAGCATACATAAGCGTCTACATTACGCTCAAAAGCAAGAATTTCGCATGTTAGCCGAGATTTTTAGTGAAAATCCAGTACCATACCCTTATTTTGTTGGAAATGTGCCTCCAGAGACGATGCAAGCCGACTTTGATGGTCGTGTGGACATACTTCCGGTGTCAGATCCAAACATTTTCTCTATGGCACAACGATTATCACTGGCTCAAACACAATTACAACTGGCTCAAGCAGCTCCACAGATACATAATGTGAATGAAGCGTACAGACGGATGTATGATGCCTTGGATATTAAGAATATTGAGGCTATTTTACCGCCGAAGCCTGAACCTAAACCGATTGATCCAGCGACCGAGAACGGGAATGCAATGAAAAACATGCCATTACAAGCATTTCCAGAGCAAGATCATGAAGCTCATGTTAGAGCACATATATCCATGTTATCTAGTCAAACATCACAAGCAAATCCACAAGGATACATTATGTTACAAGCTCATGTGCAAGAACATGTGGGCATGATGGCTAGAGATCAAGTGACTACGTTCTTTCAGAAGACAATTCAAGAGGCTCAAGCTAGAGGCGAGCAAGTTCCTCAAATAGATCCAGCGTCTGTTGAAGCGGCAATCGCTCAACAAGTTGGTGAGATTCTAAATGAGATAATGCCTGCTCTACAACCACCAAAACCAGAAGATCCGTTGGTAGAAATCAGAAAGAAAGAGCTAGAAAATGATACTGCCGAGCTAGAACGTAAGACAATGAACGATCAAATGGATTTTGCGATTGATCAAGCTAAATTACAACAAGCTTATGAGTTAGCTCAACAAAGACAAAAGCTACAAGAGAATATTGCCGATGATAGGAACGATGTGAACATCTATCGTATTAATACTGCGGCATCTTTGAAAGGTAAGTAACCTATGATATAATCTGGATATGGATCCAGTAACTATATCATTAGCCGTTGGCGTGGCATCAAAAGCTTTTAGTGCAATCAAGCAAGGATTTGCCGTGGGTCGTGACATTGAACAAATGTCAGGTGACATTGGACGTTGGATGGGAGCTATATCAGATGTGGATCATGCAGAAAAGCAAGCCAAGAATCCTCCCTTGTTTGGAAAACTTTTTAAAGCAGGTTCTATTGAGGAGGCGGCAATGGCTGCGTACGCTGCAAAAAAGAAACTTGAGGAGCAAAGATACGAACTCAAGATGTTTTTGAATTTAACTCATGGACCACAAGCCTATGATGAATTGTTGCAGATGGAAGGTCAGATTAGAAAACAACGTCAACAAACAATTTATAAACAACAACAGATGAGACGACAGATAGGTGAAGGTATTGCTTGGTTGTTTCTTGCTCTAGTAATGGGTGGATTTTTATTATTATTAGCAAGTTTGTTTTCCAGTAAAGCATATGGTAAAGATTACACATATGTGCCAAAGCCATACACGAAACAACAATTACAGAATCAAGGTAAAATTGAGAAAAAAAAGTATACAACATGTCGTTTAAAAAAAAGAATAAAATCAAAAACGGGACAAATGGCTTGTATTTATATAGGTAATAATAGAACTTATGAGTTAATGATTGAGAGTTGGTGCCCAAAGCAATACAAATGTCGATATAATCCGTGGGGAAAAGAGCCGAATATCGATGATGTCATTGATTCGTTAAACAATGCAACGAAAGGTAAATAAATGGAAAATATGGTATTAGATGCGTGGAATGATTTATCGTACCTAGAAGGTATACTGTTTACATTTTGGCTTTTTA